CACCAGCCCCTCGCCATCATGATGGCTGGGGACAATGCCATTACCGAGCCCCGGTACATCAAAGTCATTGCAGCGGACCAGGATGGCATGCTCGTCGGAGCCGAACCGGGGGAAACTGTCAAGAGCGGGACCACCCTCTCCCCCACCTCCGACCGCTTTGGCCAGAGAATCAGACCCAAATCCGGCCCCGACACCCAAGTACGACGGAATACTTCCACTGGACTGTCCAGCCTGCTTGGTCTCGGCTTCTTTAGCCGCGTCCTCGATCCTAGTCTTGAGCTCCGAGGCCTCAATGACTACCCCTACCTCGCCGAGAAGGGTCGCGATGACGGCGATGGGGGTCTCTGGGTCCATCCACCCGGCCGCCTTGGCCATCCCGAGGGCCTGGATGGTAGAGAAGAGCGCCCCAGCCCCCCTCTGAAGATCCTTAGAGCTCATTTCAGGGGCCGAAACGGAAATGTCCACCGGCCCTCGGGCCAAAGTCCCCGCCCGCTGAGCCGAATGGACGATAAACTCAGCTAACTGGCGGACTATGTGAGTCACGTACAGCTGCCGGGACCGGAGGGTTTTACGAGTCGGGTCATCCATCGAGCTAGCTGTCGCCCGGTTTACATCCATAGCCCCGTTGAGCCAGGTTTTGGACACCCCAAATCCCGTAGCGATAAGTGATAAGACGAGATCCGCCGTGGCTGCTCCGTCCGCCGCTTTCAGGTCAGGTGAGGGGGCCGACCACTTTTCGTTCTCATTGTGGAAGAGGACCGTACCAGGGCGGGGCGGGGGCTCGCTTGCCGCTCGCTGCTTCAGGGTGTCCGGTGTGGCATTCTTGATTTCCACATCCCAGACAAAGGATCGGAGAAATGACATCCGCTCGGCGTCGTCGAAAACGAGTTTGTCGTAGAGATCCACAAAGTCCATAACCGGAAGGTAATCGGATCTGCCTCTACGGGCTCCGCGGGTCTTGTTAATAGCCATGAGGAAGCATCCGGTGAGCTCCGTGTCGGCAGGGAGCTCAGCCGGTTGCCAATATGCCACAGGATCGGAGGTCCCGCTCTTGACAGTTTCCCCCGGTTCGGCTCCAACGAGCATGCCGTCCTGGTCCGCTGTAATAACTTTGATGTACCGGGGCTCGGTAATGGCATTGTCCCCAGCCACCATGATGGCGAGGGCCTGGTCCGGTTTACCTGGTACGGTCAATACCTGCTTCACAGTTCGAGGATCTAGGTGTGAAAAGGCCACCCGGCCGGAGGTCCGATGGGTGAAGGCCACCACCACTTGCTCGCCGAACACGCTCAGCTCGGCCACGAGGTCGTGAATTCGGCGAGCCATGTCGTTTTGAGCGTCCGACCACGCCGCCCGAAGGACCTCCTCAACCGCTTCGTCCTTGGAGCTAACCGTAAAACCCTCGCCGACAATGTGATCCCGGATGATGTGCGTGGCCCGCTTGGCAATGGAATTGCGGTCGTAAAGATGAGCCGCGATATCCTGCATTCGCTCATGAATGAGAGGCTGGAGATCGGCCGGTGACTGGGTGAGGCGACGGTAATACAGAGACCCACCCTGCTCGGATGTTAGGTCAACGTCTGGATCCACGAACCCGGGGTCTATCCAGGATTCATGAAGATCGAACCCGCCCGGTGACATGGCTCCGACTACTTCTAACAATTCCACTTACTTTAGCCTCCCGGCCACCACAGCCGTAACTCCGCACCAAAGTGCGGCCACCGACAATCCGGCGGCAACATGGGCAGCAGGATTAAGCCCGAGGGCCAGGGCCAGAGCCGCCGCCGCGAGAACCGAGAGTATACCGCTTAGCACCCACAATACACCGCTCACCGCTCGTTGTCGTTGCATATCGATTCTTTGACTCTTCAGCCGACTGCGGATGCGGTCAGCCTGAGTCGGTTCCTGGGTTAGTAGTCCGGTACCGCTCACCGACATTAGACCATCCTCCGCCTGTTGGCATGATAACCGCCCCTGGGTGGGGGTGCCGAGGAGACAGTTGGAGCCTCCTCTACCATGATTTGCCGAGCCACGAGGGCATATACCCTGGCGTGGAAAAGGTGATCCGGTTTAGAGTGCACCCACTGCGGCTTCGGCTCCCCCTTGTCATTCACCACGATGACTCTGGTAGGCGAGGTCAAGTGTTCTCGGACTTCTCGATCATTGGCAATTTCGGCCGGCCACCATTCGACCCGACCCTTGACGGCTGCGGACACCGCGTCCATAGCCAGGGTCCGGTTGACTTGTACATGGCCGGTGGTTATTATAGCGTCCCGATTAGGCTTACCCTCTTTGTTCGGGGAAAGCATCTGAGCCTGAAGCCCGAGAGCATTGGCCGGGTATCCAGCAGAAATGACCCGTCCAGGGTATTTGGCTTTGAGCTTGGTGACCTCATGCTGCTCTGGCATGGAGTCGATGACGACAGCCAGGGGCCGTAATCGGTCAATGAGGTAGTAGAGCTCCTCGAACGATCCAGTTGAGCCAGCTTCGAGGGCCACTTCCCGCCCGCCCACCAACTCCGTCGCCCAGTAATGCAATCGGGTCCCAACGTCCACACCGAGCACTCGTCCGGAGACAAGGCCATCGGGCTTTTCAGCTGGACGGTGAGTAGCGGCAATATCCTCCAGGCTAATGGAATTTCCACTACCCCCATACGGAAGACCGAGGTCGGAGTGATAAAATTGCTCAAGCTCCGAGGGATCGGTGCTTACTGCTGCAACGGCCAGATCTTCGAGGTCGAGAAATGGCCATGGCCACCACGGAATATGATACCCGTGGACCGATAAAACCGCCGGATTAGTAACTACCCACTCGCCCCGGGCTACTCGCTCGCCCTTAGTTACTTCGCCTTGGCAAGAGGGGCAACGGAGCCAGACTCGCCGCTTACGAATTTCCTCGCCGGGCAAGTTCCGCCACCCACCATTGTCTGGAAGAGAGTAGGGCTCCTCGTCCACCATCACATCTCGGTGGAATTCGTAATTGACCCGAGCTCCACACGAGTGAGTCTGACGGTAAATCCTCTGGTCGGACTCCATATATGCTTTATGGATACCGTGCCCGGGCAGCGTGGGTGTTGACAAGTCGAGTACCCTACGGATACGGGAGGCGTTGAGTCGTCTGAGGGCGAGGGCTCGGGCTTGGGGAGTGTGCTCATCATACTCGTCCCGAATGAGAACGTCACAAGGAAAAGACTTCAAGGCCTTGGACGACCAACCCCCTCGGAGATAGAGATAAGAACTACCGCCGAGGCCACTCTTCACTTCCTTGAACCGGACCGCGTTGTACTCGTCATGCTCCCCGAACAATCGGGCCAGGTGCGGGGTTTCGTCTTCCATGCCAGAGAGGCGTTCTTTAGAGAAGTCCCCGAGGGCATCGACTGTCGGAAAGATGTACCCGACGTTTAGGCCGTTCTTCATCCCTCCGCCCCAGAGCCTCGGCCCCTCTTCAAGAGCAAACATGGCAAAGTTAATGGCCAGCTCAGAGACACCTCGCTGGGCCGGCTTCATAACCACAATGTGGCGGTGGTCATCCAAGTAGAGGGCTTCGAGGGGGAGGAATTCGTCCAAGGAAAACGGCCGGTCCTCTAATCGCCTGTGGCGATAGGCCCATTCGAGGGGGTTTTTGGGTGGTGGCTGCTTCGCCAACACACCTGCTCCGTCTCGCTTCAACCGGAGACTAAGCACCGCTAGAGGAAGGGCCTCTTCGAGGGCCGCAGCTCTGGCCTTAGGCGGGGCACCCAACATCGGCTAAACTCCACTCTTAGGCCCGGGGAGACTCGCCGTTCCGGCTACTATAGCTTCAGCCTCGGCTAGGATTTCTGCCGGTGTGAAACCGTACTGCTCTCCGAGGGCCTTGGCCTGCTCGGTAACCCGCACCTGGACCTCGACCTTTTGTCCGTATCGCTCACGACGAACGGCAGAAAGGAGGTTCCACAAGAGCTGGTCAGCTCGAGGATTTGCCATAGCCCGTTGCCAAGCTTCGCCCTCAAGTCGGTCGATGGCATACTCTAGCGCCGAGTCCCACGCCTCGCGGAAACGCGGCAACTTACTTCGCCAATAGACCACGGTCTCACGAGCTACTCCGGCGCTCTCAGCTGCCGAACGGACATTTCCTTGCCACCGCATATGGGCGATGAATGGGGCCATCCAATCTCGGGGCCAAGCGTCGCGAATCGGGTCTAGGGGCTCATTAGGATCTACCTCCGCCAGTGCGGCAGGAATTTCCTGCTCATCTTGTGACATGATATTATCCTCAAAGTACTATCCTCTTTATTATACCACGGCCGAGGGCCCACTCGGACCCTCATCGAGCTTTATTTTTATCACCTAATATGGTATAATTATTGTGTCCGCTGGCACCGGGCGCTCCTTTGAAAAGACCCCGAACCTACTACCCTAGGTTCGGGGTCTTTTTTCGAGCTACTTTTTCGACTAGCCCTGCCCGGTTGCTCACTTGAACCCTCGAGGCCGACTGCCGTCGACACACCGTCGAGTGGGCTCGGTCCGCGGACCTCAGACCGACATAGCCAGTAGGCTGTCGGGTACCCGTTCCGCTCGCCTTGCGTCACGCAATTCGGCCCTCACCCGGTCGAACGCCCGGGCGAACTGGGTGTCCCTACGAGCCCACCCGTAGGGGAGACCTTCCGAAATCACGGTAGCCTCACAAGCTCCCGAGACCGAGCCAAGATCTCGCAACGCCGTGAGAAACCGGTCTTTGACATCTCCGTGCCCGTTAAGGGACACCTCTGGCCGACGAATGCGAACAAGCTTTGTGGCCGAAGCCACAATCAACTCTTCCGCCGCCTCATCTATTCCGAGGCCTGTGTCGTCGACATATTCCCCGAGGGCTCGAACTGCCCCAGGTGATAACTTGAAGACCATTTCAGTCATGGTGCCTCTCTCCGCATAAACTCCCGCTCTGCCCGCGGGTTGAGCAGGTATAAATACCCGCCCATTCTATATTATACCGCAACGGCACATTGCATATATGCACCTTTTACGCCACAAGATCGCTACAATTCCTGGTCGTCTCCAATTGTCGGCCGGGGAAGACCACGACCAGCTCGGCGGAGACACCGGAACAAGATCGGATCATCAAGTCGCCACACCTTGAAAGTGGTAGTCGAGGTTCCGGCCCGGGAACAAGCCACAGTGATCGGGTACCCCTTTGCCAACAATCGCACCAGGGCCACCTTCTTCGCTCCATACTCCTGACGGCGAAGGAGGGTCAGATCCCACTCCGTCAGGTCCCCCTCCACGACCTTCGCCGAATCAGCGTCGTACTTGGTCCGCCACAAGGCGAGAGCCTCGACCAAAATATCTTCAGCGGGTAGGCCAGCAGTTTGGGCCATGAGCTCTAGCTCTTCCATCACAGCTCCTTTATCCCGGCAAATGCCCGGGCTTCATTCCACCGTTGATTGAATTCCTCCGACTTACGAGCCCAGTGGTACGGTAGGCCCGGGCTGATTCCGAGGCCCTGGGCTGCTGCCGCGAGGCTGCATGTTGACATCAGCCACTGGAGATAATCCTCTTGCCGCCGAGCCAACTTATCTTTCCTGTGTGGTATTTCGGGGCTCGACTTCACTTGACCAAAGTCCACGAGGAGATCGAGGACATCTTCCCCGCTCACGCCCGCAGCGTAGAGTCGGCCTTCGTATGCCGCAACCTCGAGGGCTTCGGCCATGACCACTTCAAGAGACAACCCCAATTGGGCCGCTCGCAATTTGAGTCCCACGCCGATTGGGTGCGTCGCCATCAACCGCACGAGGTTGTGCATCACTTGCGTGATCGGCACGTCCAGGTCATCGCTCCTTTTTCTTGTCCACCGCTCCAAAGTTGGAGTCTCCACGTAACCTCCCCTATAATTGTACTAACTATAGCTATTATAGTAAATTGGGTCGTTTCCGAGACCTGTACATGGACCCGAAAATGACCCTATCTCGCTGTTCTTTTTCTCTATATGCCCTTCGAGGGCGATAGGCTAGTTGGTGTAGTCCTATATACCCTATTATTGATTTAAAAATTAGCTCTATAATTAGTATAAATTGAATGATCCTTTAGCCCCTTTCTCACCCGAATCGGGACCAGCTGGCTTCGGAATGGCCCCTTCCCCTCACCTCGGCCGGCCACTTTTCTCCTCTTCGAGAAACTCGTGCCAAAAAGCGCGCACGGGGCCATATAACATGGTATAATGAATCATCAAGCAAGTCCGGGTTCACCGCCCGACATTGGAGGCCTCCATGCGGTACCCTAACTCCCCCAGCTTCGACCCTGGACTCCTGTACCTCGAGGATGACCAAGAACCAGACCCCGAGGATCCCGAGCTCTTGACCTTGACTCCCAAGGGCGGCTGGTGGTCCAGCCCAGTGGGCGAGTACGAGGACTAACCTCCTCCGGAGTGTACAACGACCGAGGACTTGTGATATAATGAATAGAGGAGAGGTGAGTTTCTCTCCAGGAGGACCGATGAACTTGCCACCGAACTACGACCCCGCCCTCCAGATGTTTACTCGTCCCCCAGCTGACCCAGATCCCAAGAAGCTCGTTTTCCTCCGGGCCTTGGCCGAGTTCGGCCTCCTCGAGACCCAGAGCCTCGGTGATCCGTCTGGCCCATTCGTCGAAGCTCACGGAACTTCGATCCTTAAGCCTCTCATCATTGCCCGATTGGGCGTCGCTGCCTATGCTCTCCCCATGGCCCTCGACCTCCGAAGCCTGGCCGACCAAAACTGACCCAAAGGAGTAGTCCGGTGTCAAATCCGACGACCTTTTATTACAACGACTTCAAATGCCCCTTCTGCGGACACCTTTCCACTACCCCCATCCGGGGGGCGTGTCCGGTTTGTGACACCTACATCCCAGTTGGTGGGACCGACGTACCCAACCGACCGACCCGTCCCAGCCGTGCTACCCGCGAGGGCGTCAAGAAGCGAGGAGCCGAGTCCATCTGACCAGGAGGAGTACCCCGGTGCCACAACAACCTTCGTCTCTCGTCCAGCCTGAATTGGCTCCGGTCACTACCGAAGTGACCACCATTACCCCTGCCGAAGCCACCAAGCTGCTAGCCGTGTGGGCCTACTCCGGTCAACGGCCCATTTACTCCAAGACCGTCACCTCCTACGTCGCGGCCATAGCCCGAGGGGAGATCACTTTTCTCGAAATCCACCTGGGCACCATCGGCCCCCGATCCTACCTCGTGGACGGCCAACATCGCCTCAGAGCCTTGTCCGAGTCCACTTGTTCCTTGCCGGCCGTCATCGTAAGTCATGAGTGCCCCAACGAAGATGCGGTGGCTACTCTGTACGCCAAGTTTGACCGCGGTCGAGTCCGTAGTTTTATGGACATCTACACAGCCATGGGACTACCGGCCCAGCTGGGCCTGACCAAGACCCAGGTCAAGGACCTTGGCTCCTGTGCCCCGCTCCTCTTCACCGGTTTCTCTCCGAGTTATATGAGCGGAGAAGATCCCCGCAGTA